GAATCAAACCCAAAGCGTGGCGATGACCTTTGGTTGCTTGTTATTGGCGAGCCAGTCTTTCTAGTGGCGACAAGTCTCGGTTGCTGCTGACGTGGGAATAGCACGGATGACAGTAATGTAAGGCCAACGGAAATTGCCAGGTTTACGAGTACCGGCACAAGTGGACCGCATACCGGGCCTTCCGCTGGCTTCTCTATTGACGCCTTAAGCGTAATCGCCTTCCATTGTTGATACACTTCTTCTGAGACGCCAAGGATCTCAGCGAGACGCTTTTCGTAGGGAAGAAGTGGGATCATCGTAAGCGATAAAGATTCATCTTGCCGCAAGCAGCAAGCGGGCCGACAATTAGGCGCCCGTAATGACGCACGGTGATCAGTGTACGCTCATCCGGCAGTACGCCAACTCCAAAGCTGTCGTCTCCCCGGTCGAAGCGGATCAGTGCGCCGGCCTCAGGTTGCTCGATCGGCTCGGTCAGGCCATGCCAGTCCCGCCGTAGGTCGTCCCAGGCGCCGCCGTGCGCAGCCGCATACCAGCCTTTCATCAGTTCTGCCGGCCAGGGCAGGCCAAGCTCCTCGCGGGTCGCCTGAGCGGTCCTGAAGCAGCAGGCAGCTCGACCCTGCCGGGGATCCGCGCCAAGTCCCCAGGGCAGGCCGGACCATTTGCGCCAAAAAGTCAAAATGTGATTCCCCCGGAAGATGGCAGCGGCCCGACCTGAGCCGCCGTGAGTCTACGGGTTGGCGCGGTGCCGGTGACAAAATTAAGGGGATTCGTAAGCCTAAGCGTTACAATCGGGAAATTGTCGTCGTCGTCTTCCTGGTCTGGAATTGCGTCAGTGTAGCCATAGGCATCGCAAACGCAAATAGTAGAAGACAGAAAGTTTAGCTCGGTCCATGTCGGGTAACTGCCTGCGTTGTCTGGCGGCGTGCCGACAAGCAAGACGGTCGAAATCTTGATAAGGTTTAGGTCTTCAGACGCTTGCGCTAACTTTGCAGTTGTAATCATGTTGCCAGGCGCGATTAGCTCAAAGTCGCCGCTTTCGTTGCCATCAGTTGAAATATCGCCTGCAATGCTGTACGGGCTAAACTGATACTGCAAGCCGTTAAAGGTTCTTGTTTCCCCGATAAAGTAAGGCTGATACCGTTGCGGCACTTGAAATGAAGCGCCGGAAGGAGTCAGGAACTCAATGTAGTGGGTAGCGTAAAGCATTAGATGTTCACAAAGTCACGGACTTCTTTATTGTTCCTCATGGAAGCAAGCGTTCTGGCTTGCGCTTGCTTAAGTAGCAGGGCATTGTTTCTGCGCATTTGCTCCTCTGTAACCATGCGCTCGCCTTGCCGTTCGGTCACAGTGTAATCCAGCTCCAGCGGATCAGCCTGCCCGCCAGACTGGCCTAATGCAGCGGCTTTTTCCATGTCACTGCGCGGCACTACCCTGCCGGTAACGCCAGGGAAGAAAAACTCTGGTTCTTTTTCGCCAACGACATAACCTTTGCCGGCTTGTGCCGTGCCACCGTTAGCAAGAAAGCCGCCGAATGCAATATCGGTTATGTTGCTTGACAGTGCGTTGCCGAACAAATTTGGCGCGGCGCCGGAAACCGCCGAACCCAACACACCGGACAGCGCTGAGCCGCCGCCCAGAGCGCTGGAGAAGGCCATCTGGGCGGTGACTGCCTGTAGGGCCATGCCGAATGCCGCAACCTGCCCAGAGGCCAGCATCGAGGCCGATCCCAGCGCCTGCGGGCCGGCCGCTTCCGCGCCGGCACCAAGCACCTTGACGAGTGGCCCCTGCTGGCCGCCAAGCAATCCGCCGAGTTGGCGTTGCATTAAATTGCCGAGCTGCTGTTGCGCGGAATCCGCAAAGCTGCCAGCGATGCTATTGAGCATGTCGCGGCCTACGTCCTGGATGCTTCTAGCGCCGCTTACAATATCGACCAGGCCATTTGTTAAAGCGCCAGAGATTGCATCGGATACACTGACAATATCTTTTTCAAGATTAGCCCAGACGAGCTGCTGGCTTTCTAGTAACTTGGTTTCATTGGCTACTGCCATTGCTTTAGTGGTATCGCCCCCGAAATCTTTAAGCCCTTGCTCATAAGCGCGTGCTGGCGCACCAATTAACCCAGCACGCAAACCGGCGCCAGTAAAGCGAGCATCCTGCCTTATTCCGTTGATCTGCTTATTGAGTTCATTCTGCTTGCCAAGCTCTTCAGTTTGCGCAGTAAGGGCAGTCAGTTTAGCCTTTTCGGCATCGCTGGCAAACTGATAAAGAGTTGACGCTCTAAGTAGCTCAACATTGGTTGCCTGCAATTCTCCGCGCTCTAATGCAGCGGCTTCTGCTTTGCTGATCGCTAAATTCTCCTGTAATTGCAGTATCGCAGAGCGAGAGCGCTCTTGGTTTTGCAATTTATTGCTTAGGTCAAGATTGGTGCGGCGCTGCTTCTCTTCGTCCTTGGCGACACCAGCGGCCTTATCGGCCAAGTTGTTAATTTGCTTGGTAACGGCAGGGTCGCTGCCATATTGCTTTTGAGCTTTCGCAAGCGCACTGGCGCGATCCTTCTCGATTTGCAGTAGCCGCGTTTTGCTTTCTGCCTCAATATCAGCAACGGAAGCGGCATTATCGCTAAGGTCAAGAATCTTTTGCCTCGCTTCAATTTGCTGGCGCAGTACATCACCTTGCTGCTTGAGCTGAGGCAGTTGGTTGTTTTGCAGAATTTGCTCAACTTGGCCAAGCTCAATACCCTTTTGCTTGAGTTTGTTTTGCTCCTCCAGGATTTTAAGCGCTTCTTTTTCGCCGCCAAAAGATTGCATCCTCGCCGCCATGTTTGCCGCATTGGACGGTGCAGCCGAAGGAGTGGCGCCGATGGGAACTGGGCTAAACTTGGGGCCAGGAATGTTGCTGATTTGTGTTGCGGTTTGGCCTTGGAGGCTGCCGCTTGCTTGCAACTCAATTACTGCTTGGCGCAATTTTGCATCGCTTACGTTTTGCAGGCCGATCCACTCCTGGCGGAGCCCTTGCATTCCCTGCTCAACCGTTTTGCCTACGACGCGATTACGCGCCAATGCGGAGCCAAGTTTTTCTTGTACGTCTGGCGTGAAACGATCGGAAGCGCTTACGCCGGTCTGCCCATAGTTCCCTTGCATTAGAGAACGCATAGTGCTGCCTATGATCTGATACTTGCCTACGGCGTGCAACTGCTGACTGGCTGGTACGCCTGGCGCCAACTGTCGCCGCTGAATCTCAGCGATAGTCATGTTAGCAAGGCCGGGATCTATGCCGCTACCATGCGCCGTATGGCCATTATTGCTGCCGCCGCGATTGAAGGCGCCATAGTTGCCGCCATAGCTCTCTGTTCCTCCTATCAACTGACTTAGCTTGCTTCCGCCAACGGATCCGCCACCGCTGGCGCCAGCAGCAGCGGCGCCTATGTCAGGCAGCGTCATGGCCTGGCGCATTAAATCAGCAGCTTCTCTGGCACGTTGCAGAACATGGTCCGCAACCTTCATCTTGTAATCTTCGACCGAACGCACATAAGACAGCTTACGTTGCTCAATATCCTCTATCTCGCGTGCATTCGTGCGCTTGTAATCCTCAAGATCACGATTGAGTCTTGCCATCGCAAGCTCAAGCCTCTTTCTGGATTGTTCAATATCAGCCTCGCCTTCCTTCCTGGCTCGCACCGATTCACGAACACTCGTCAGTAGCTGCTGCTCAAAACCAGTAGCAGCCGCAAATGTCTGGCGAGCGCTTAAGTCGCTACCTTCAATGCGGTTCTGTGCCCTAGCGCGATTATTCTCAATTTGCTTTTCTGCTGCCTGCTGGCGAAGGTCAAATATCTCGCGTTCTTTTTTGTAGCTGTAATCTGCAATGTCCCTATTGAGCATCGCGCCATCGCGTTGCAGATCATACGCCTGCCTTTGAAGGCTAAACGCTTCACGGTATGCCGACTGAATTTGATCGGCAAGTTTACGCGACTCTTGCACTTGAGATGTTTCGCCAGCGAGTTTTTCCTCTGGCGTTAGTGCCTGGCGATTGCCAGCGCTTGTAGCGGCTACTGCTCGACCACGATTTTGCAGCTTACCAAATATCTGGCGTGCTCCTTCAAATGGAGACAGCATACTAAGCGCTGCACTACCAACCGGGTTTTGGCTTAATGCGTTTCGCGCAGAGGCTACTTCCTTGATCCCAGGAAGATTGCCTATCCCGGCAGCAGCGGCGATTATGCTATTTATGCCAGACGTAAAGCCAACAAGCGCAGGCAATAGCTGAGCCTGTATGACCCCGGCCATGAGCGACCACTGATCCTGAAGTCGCTGTTGCTCGCTGTTCAGTGCGTTTAGGTTTCGGACACTGCCCGGCCCAAGACGTTTTTCAACTTCTTGCAATACAAGCGATTGCGCATCGTAAGTGCGGCCAACTGCAGTTAGCTGGTCAACGTAAAGCCTGGTTTTTTCAAGGCTACGGCTAGAAGCGAGGCCACTAACTTCAAGCGCATCCAGTGCTTTGCTTGGGCTTCTAATCGCATCGGCAAGAGTAATTAAGTTTTTGGCCGTGGTATCAACGGCCTGCCCTATTGCAGTGCCGGCAAGGGAAAGGCCAAAGCCAAAGTTGCCGCCGATCAGGCCGCCACCAAGGCCGCCCGCCGCGCCGCCAGCCGATGCGCCGATACCTTGCCCGAACAGTAGCGGAAATGCACCGCCGATCAACGCATCACCAAGCGCCTCGCGTAGATCACCCTGGAAAAAGCCCTTTTGATTACTTTGCTGGCGTCGCTGCTCGCGTTGCGCCTTCTGAATTCTTTGAAACTCTCCAACGCCAATCGGGTTGCCGGGACCGGCCGGGGAAGCGTACTGATTGAACATGCCCTGCCGCCCGCCTTGTCCGCCCATCGGGATTGCGTTGCCCCTCCGAGTCGAGCCGCCTGCGCCGCCAGGAGTGCCGATTCCCAGGCTTGCCCGCCGCTTCTCCTCGCGCTCCAGCGCCGCGCCAAAGCGCCCCAGCGAGCCGGCGGCCTGCTCAGCCTCCTTCGCCAGTTTCTTTTGCGAAGCTGCTTGCAGATCGTCAAGTCGAGTTGGCTGCCTTTGCCCAGCATTGGCTATTCTGCTTTCCAGCATTTTGCTGCTCGGCAGTGCTCGCGGCATAATGCCCGAGTCAATTCCGCCGCCCATCGGAATAGCGCTCGTGCGCCTAACCGGACCCCCAATACGGGCAGGAGCATTAGCGCCAATGCCAAGATCCCTTTGACGTTTTTCTTCTGCTAAAGATTTTTCCCTAAAGCGCTGCTTAGAAGCACGCTCCAGATCAGCGCCAATGTCGCCCATTTGGGTCAGCGCTTTCTGCCAACTAGCTTTTACGTTTAAGCCTTTAACCTTTTGAGCGCTTTGCAGATCAGCGCCAATGTCCGCTAACCCCGAAAGGGCACTTTGCCAGCTAGACCTTACGTTTAGGTCGCGGACGGCAGTGCGCTGCTCTAGTTGTTTTTGCTTGACGCGATTCTGTAATCTTTGATCAAAGTCTTTCCCGGCTTCTTTGCTGCTTGCCTTGAACAGATCCGCTTCTCGCTTTGCCCGTTCCTTTGATTCACGCAGTCTATCATTAAATGTTCTGTCATTTAGCGATACTTCAGTTGCGAGTCCTTTGTTAATTGCACCTCCCGCCGCTCTCGCAGCAGTGTCGATACGCCTTCGCGCTGTTCTTTGCGCTCTTTGCTGAGCGGACAACTCTCGCGCTGCTCCATTAAGCTCGCGCTCATACCTGCCAATCGACGCATTCATGCGTCGCGTCGCTTCACGCGAGCCCGCAATATCGCCAAGATTGCTAGTTGAAATTACTTCTGTAGCCTGAGAGCGCAATCCTCTAATCCTGCCGGGGTTTGCCCCTTGCATTCGGGAGAGATCGGTGATTCTTTCCTGCCCGCGTCTTCCGGCTTCAAATGCAATAGATCGCCCGGCGCGGCCACGGTTAAGTTCATTCTGCTGGCGCAGCAAACCAGCCATTTCCGTGGCGATTCGTTGCATCAGTTGCAGATTTTCCCTGCCGCCGGCAGTAGCGAGATCCCATGCGCCACGAACATTACGCGCCTGCTGCTGTAGCTCCTGGCTTAGCCCCGCCCCGCCGCCGCCTCGCGCAAATTCGCGCTGCCTACCCTGGAATAAGTTGGTAAGATAATTGCCACGGCTTGCACTGCCGATGCCTTGCATCGTTTGCCGATTGCGAAGCTCTTGGTCATTGCGCCTTTCCCCGGTACGCTCTTGGATGTTAGCGGCGCGATTTATAGCCCTGGCATACCTGCCTTCAGCCGCAGCTATTAGGCGTCGATTTTGCTGCTCCTCTCTAAGGTTTCTGCTTGCCGCCCTGGCGCGATCTGTGGCATCTGTGTAGAGCTGGTTCGCCAGCCTGCGCTGCGCCATTGTGCCGCCGCCTGCCGCATACTTGCCGGCGGGATCGCGGCGCTGTGCTGCGCTCGCTCGCGCCCTTCCGGCGCCGCGCATATCACCGATTGCCCGCCCAAGGCTACGGGAAGCTGCAGCAACATTACGACTAGCCGATTCGCCGGCTTGCCTTACATTTGCCTCGGCACCTTCCAGGCCATTGATTAGCCGATTTGTCCTCTCAAGTTCTGTATTAAGCTGCCGAATCTGGCCAAGACCTTCTATGCCGACTCGGATTAGCCCTGTATAATCAGCCATTCCCGCCCCGGCACCAGCGACACCACCTTAGCGCCTCTCGGATCAGCGGACAGGCGGAGTCCCTGGTTTCGGGATTTAATCGGCCAGGATCTCAAAATATGCAGCAAGCATAATTATGTCATCCTGAGTTGCGTTGTTCTTGAGCTGAGAAGGTGTCATTCCCAGCTCCTTGCACAATGCAAGCCGAAGCATCAAAGCGGGATCAGTCTTGATCGCCTCCTTGATTGCTTTTGGAGTCTTGGCCCGCCAGCACGCCTCCATTAAAGATCAGCGCTTCCATCATAGTAGTCAAGTCTGCCTTTGCGTACTCATGGCGCATTGTGCCTTTGTCAGTAGCCGGATTAAACATTTTCTCGCCATCCTCGTACTCAGCACGTAGCATTAGCACGCGCAAGCCGTAGGCATTGGTGCCGTTGTCCCTGGCAACCGCTTCCCGAATCTTTTCGTCTTCCGCTTCAGTAAGCGGCATGAAGTACATATCAAAAACCGCGCCAGTGCTTAGCGTAATTTCGACTTTGCGGCGCTGGCGTGTCGCCTTAAGCAGTTCCTTGACGTTCTTCATGAGGGTTGTTCAGTGCAACGACGGAATCATAGCACTGGATCGGCGCATGAAAAAAGCGGGACCGAAGCCCCGCCGTGTGATCATTTGCAAGCAATCAGAAGCCGGTCAGGCCCATCAAGTTGCTAGGAGTATCGCTAATTCGGTAGTTGACGGAAACTTCAGTTGGGCTATCATCTTGACTGATTGCGCTACTGAAGCCAAGCAGGACAACAGGAAAACTGCAAGGCAGCGAAGCCGCATCGTCAACCGTGTTAGGGTTGCCAGTAGTAGCCACGGCATGGAAATACGCATTCAGCACGGCGCCGTGTTGATCGTTAAACATCGTGCCCTGAATGAGGCGAGTCGTAAACGCGGCACGATCTTCAGTAAGCCGCAGTGTTAAGGTGCCGCTACCGTCAGCAAAGCCAGCTTGGAATCTGCGGAATCGAGCAAGTTTAGGACCAAACAGTGAGCCGGGCTTGCAAGGGATAGACGTAACGTCGATTTCGCCCCTGGTAAGCGTCAGATCAACAGACGGCACTTCGCACATGGCGTAAGCCGTGGCAAAGCTCATTTCAATGTGGTTCCCATCGCCCGGCGTGTTTGCGCCACCCGAGCCGCCGTTGCCGGTAAACGCAAGCGCAGCGCCGCCAAGAGTGGCAGAAATAGTGCAAGTGCCAGGAGTGGGACGGGTTTTGATGTAATAAACTGTTCCGTCAGTAATTGCAGCATCAAGATTAGCGGTGCCCTTTTCCGTGAAAGTTACAGGGTCGTTGACACGAAAATCGGAATTAGGAGGAATTGAGAGAACGGAAGTCGTGGCAGGACTGACGGGAGCGGGGAAATCGGTCTTGTCAAGCAAGCAGGCCAAAGTGCCTGGAGGCTTCATCGTGATCATGCCATCTTGGCCGGTCAGGACCGAAACGGGACCGCAGTTGGTAACGGGCATCAGAGATTCCGGCCCGTGGCCGGCAATAGGGCTTCAGCGCTCAGTCTAGGGCAATCGTGCCCCCGTAGCCAATCGCGGCTTGTGGCGGGCCACCAGGGGCATCGAGAAGCGAGTAAAATGGTGCGAGCGGTCCTGTAGTTGCGCCTGGGTTGGCCCAGTGACCGGCCCGACGCGAGCGATGATCTCCTGTGCTGCCGGCGGGATAGGGCCATTCAATGCTGACAGCGCTTCGATGATTGGCGCCGCAATTTGCATCCCTCGGCCAGGGCCAATGCCTTTACGGGTAAAGATTTCGCATATAACCGAACCGCGAATGTGCCACTGAGCCTGGGCGCCAATGACAGGCGCCTGTATCAGGCCAAAGTTGACACGCACAAAGCAGTATTCATCCAATGCTTCAAAGTCTACTGCTGTTTGATTTTCGGCGTAAACCGGCACGGGAGCAGCGTTGTCAATGACAATGCGCTCATAGATGCCGCGAATCCGCTGAAGTGGAGCTGCCATGGCAAGGTTCAGTTAAAACGTGGACGGTTGACGGGAACAAGAAAGCCAGCCTTGGCGCCCTTGTTGAAGGCAGCCGTAAACGCGCCGCCTTCCATGTAGGTAGTGTACCAGTCCAACGGAGCAGTGGAGCGATTATTGCCGCGCCCCTGGTCAATCTTGCCCCTAATGTTATCTTGCCGCCTTCCCCTTGCGACAACGTTACCTTGCGGTTCAAAGCCTGGATAGAAAAACTTGCCAGGGATAAGATCCATCGCCTCTTGCGCGTAAGGCGAAGAGTTGCCAATGAACAACTCGACCCTGCCAGCGCTTATTGGCTTGGCTGCAGTAAACTGGCCTTTAGCATTTCGACCTTGCGCTTTAAGTTGCGGGATATTGAACAAGCTGTACTTACCTCCTTCGCCACCTGGCCGGCCTCTTTTGCCGTCCGCAGTTTCAACAAACCAGTTTCCCTTAAATTCTCCGCTCCAGTCTGGACTAGCAGCAGCCAGATCATTGACAACTTCCTTTGCGGCATTGCGCAAAGCGTTAATTGCAGCGTCTCTAACATCTTCGGCCATTTTTTCAATGCCGAATCCCTTGCCTTTCTTGACCGGCTTTTTGCGTCGTGCCATTATTCTGCTCTTGCCGTGATCCTGGAAGCGTACATGGTAAATTTTTCTATTCCGCCTTCTATGCCTTGCGTGATGAACGGCTTGCCGTCAAGCGTAGCAATCACTTTGCCGTCTAATGAAGTTAGATAAACTGGCCCGACAGGCTTACCGTCACTGCCACTGCCGTAACTTGCGACTTCAGTTACCTTCCACTTGCGGCCAAGGTACTCCAGCCGATCGCTGGAAGTAATCGGCCAAGGCACCGTTTTGTGATCAACCCATGCCTCGACTTCATGCCCCTGCTGCACGCCATCGCGCTCCGCTTTCTTTGAGCGCATTACAGCGCCAGCAGCGTTAAATCTGGTTTCAATGCTAGGCACGTTTCCCGCTACTTCGTCATAAGCGCCAAAACTTACCTTGACGTAAACAAGTGACTGGCACCTGTACTTGCCTATCATTTTCTCGGCAAGTGGCCCTGCCCATACGTCTTGCGGAGCA